GTTTGTAGGAATTAATAATTATTACTTCCTATGAATAAATCCCGCTTTTCACTGAATTGACGGAGATTTACTATGGCAACGGCAGGCAGCACCAATCGCAACTCCCAAACCACGCGCATGCCCCTCGGCGTCACGAACGCTGCGCAGTGGCAAACCATGAGCAATGCAGGGCTTTTGGACCCGACATGGGCACACACCTACGCCAACGACTTTGACCAGTATGTGTCGGGTGATTGGACCCTCTCTGGCACGGGCACCCCGGCAGCGGCGCTGGCAGCGGGTGATGGCGGCATCCTCAATCTTTCGACCACGGCTGGTGCATCGGATTCAGCATTCCTCATCAAGAATCCTACGGCATTCAAGGTCAGCACCGCTAGCAAGCAAACGTTCTTCAAGTTTGCGGGCACTGTTTCCCGCACTGATGGAGCGTTCTATTGCGGTCTCACGTCCACGGCAGTGGCCGAGGCCAGCATCGTCAACGGCATCGTGCTGTACAAGGCAGCGGCGGGCACCACGTTTGTGCTCGATGTGATCGCGGCATCGACGCACACCAGTGTGGCATTGCCCTCTGCATGTGTCCTGACGGCTGCGACCTACATTGAACTGGGCATTGCCGTTGACGCCCTCGGCAACGTGGCAGCCTTCTGGAACCCGACCACGGGCAATAACCAGATCAACGGTGGCGTCGTCGGCTCGACCGCCCCCCGTGGTGCCGTGGCTCTCCTGCAAGTCCCCACGTTGCCCACGGTCACGCTGGCCCCCATCGTCAGCTATACCAACGGCTCGGCGAATGCTGTCACGGTCGGTGTGGACTACCTCGTTGCCTCGACCGAGCGCTAAGGAGTTGTCATGGCTAACGTTCTGACAACGCAAACGATTGTCGACGGGCCGCGCAATCTTGTGGTGAAGGTCACTGGTACTCTTGACACCTCTGACCTCGCACTGACAACGATTGTCACCCCGTCGTCAACGTTTCGAGCCCCGCCGCTGGTGCAGTTGATGCACATCGACTATTCGATGACGGATCAACTTGAAATCCAACTTCAATGGCAGGGCACACCCAACACCCCGCTAATGCCTCTGGCGGGCCGCGGTCGAATGAGCTTCGTGGACTTTGGAGGCCTGCCTGACAACGCCACCAGCCCCACTGGCAACATTCAAATGTTGACCACGGGCTGGGCTTCGGGTATCCAAGTTTTCACTCTTGTATTGGAAATGGTCAAGATTGGCCTGACAAATGCAGGAGTACGATAATCATGGGTACGCGGGTAACGGCAGTTGGACGCGCTACCGGCATTACAAACGTTCGCACAGACCTGTGGAATGTGGGCGGGACTTACGTTTTTCCCCCTGCCCCTACCCAAATGTCTGTCGTATCGACAAGTGCGAATGATACCGTTGCGGGTACAGGCATCAGGATGATTATCATTCTTTATCTTGACGACCAGTACAATCAACAGTTAACGCAAGTCAACCTAAACGGCACGACTCCTGTACTGACCACACCCACCAACATCCTGAGAATTAACAAGGTGTTTGCAGCTTCTGTGGGCAGTGGGGGGTCGGCGGCTGGTAACATCACCATAACCAACGGTGGAAACACCTACGCCAGAATCGATGCCACATACACAGCATCCAGACAAGCTATAGGCACAGTGCCTTCCAATATGTTTGGGTATATTACTAGCTGTGTGTTCAGTGGATGCTCAACAACAGTGGGGGAATTCATCGAATTCGATTTACGGGTTTCCGCTCTTGCTAACACGCTACTTCCGGGTATTTTCGTAACTGTGGCTACATATGGTATCAGCAATGGAGCGCTGGAGCAAACATTCGACCCTCCACAGCTAATCCCCGCAACGGCTGATGTAAAAATAACCTGTGCCAGAACGACTGGATCAGGCACGGTAACGGCTGCGGGAAGCTTCAGTGGATTCCTCACAGGGACGCTTATCACTTAACAGGATGCCATCATGCACAAAAAGATTGCCACCACAACGGCCAAAAGACAGCCAAAGCCAGCGTCCTCGAAGCTCACGGCTAAGGCTGGGGCCAAGAAGATGGCCGAGTTGATGACCCGCAAAGTCTCCCACACGCAGGCCATGCGAGAGCAAAAGCAGAAGAAAGCAAAGTATCGGTAACCTCAAGGAGTCCACATGCCTACCTACAGCGGCACTTACACATTTGGAATGACAGCGCTGCAGATAGTGCAGGCGGCGCTTAGGCTGACGGGGGCCTTTGATGAGTATGAAACCATCCCCACCACGGACCAAAACAATGTGCTGCAGGCATTGGAAATCCTGGTGAAAGAGATGGCACAGGATGGTTTGCCCTTGTGGTGTGTGCAGGACATTGCATTCCCCACTGTGGTAGGGCAAGCCACCTACAATCTTTCGACGATCACGGGCACGACACTGCCCCTGCGGATTCTTGACCAGTACATTGTCGATCAAGCTGGCAACAGCGTCACCCTCATCATGACCTCTCGGTATGATTGGGACACTCTTGGGCAGAAATTCCAGCCTGGCATCCCCAACCAAGTCTGGTATGATCCGCAACTGAACAGCGGGACGCTCACCCTGTACGATGTGCCAAGTGATGCACAGCACACCGTTCACGTTGTGGTGCAATTGCAGATGATGGATGTAGGATCATTGACCAACAATCTCTACTTCCCACAGGAAGCCTTCCGTATGCTCAAGTGGTGTTTGGCGGATGAGATTTGCCTCGAATACCGCACACCGGCTGATGAGCGCAAGGAAATCAACGAGAAAGCCACTGGCTACCGTGACAAGTTCTTCTCCGCCGAATTTGGCCAAGAACAAACCAGTGTTTACTTCACCCCCAGCGAACGGCAGAGGATGTGATGGCAACAGCACAATCCAACAATGAACTGAGCATTTCCTGGGCGCATCCTATCGGTACGCGGGACGGTACGCTGACCACTGATGCAAAGATGGTTAACTGCTTCGCGGAAAAAGAAGAAGGAGAATCCTCTGCAGTTGTCAAACGCCCCGGAACGGAATATTGGGACACTGCCGTAACAGGCACGGCTCAAGGATTTTTCAAGTACCACGGTATTGTCTATTACATTGTGAATGACAATGCTTATGTATTGCAAAACCCTGGCTCACCTACAGGCATCGCAATTCCTGTTGCTAATGCCGGACAGTTCTTCACTTCTATAGATTCTTTAAACAGCACTGGCAACACTCTTGTGCAAAACCAAGCCGGGGAATTGTTTGTTTTCAACGGCTCAACCTTCACCAAGGTTACAGATTCCAACTATGCCGGGAACGTTCCTCAGTTTGGCATTGCCTATCTTGATGGTGTGTATTACGCCATGACAGCGGCGGGTAATGTCATTGGCAGTGCAATCAATGACCCCACCACGTGGCCAGCGTTGGATTTTGTAGGAGCTGATCCGGAATTTGGTCAAGGGGTTACGGTTTCTCGGCATTTGAATTATATTCTGGCCTTCTATTTCATGGGCCTGCAGGTGTATTGGGATGCCAATGCAGCCCCCAACGGCTCTGGCATTGCCCTCAATCCTGTCTTGAGTGCTTCGTTTCGCACAGGAGCATTCAATGCGGCCTGTGTGAGTGAAATCAACGATGTAACCTATTTCCTGGCTAATACCCCCTTGTACGGGCGCAGTGTGCAGATGCTGAATGGACTGACACTGCAAAAGATTAGCGATCAGTATGTTGAAAGAATTCTGAATAACCCTAACCTAAACTTCACCAGTTTGCATATTTGGTCTTTCGGAATTCAGATTTCTGGGCACTCTTTTTATGTTCTGAACCTTTCTTCGATCAATGTAACTCTTGTGTATGACATTACCACCGGGCTTTGGAACACTTGGTCTAGCGTGATTGATGGTGTGGAACAATACTTCGTAGGCCGGGGTTATACGTCAGCGGAAGGTGCTAATGCGGATTTTGGTGACTTTATCCAAGACGTATCCACGGGCAAGCCAATGCTCATGAGCCCTACTCTTTACACCGACGCCACAGGCAATATCAACATGACCTGTGTTACCCCCAACTATGATTGGGGTACACTTAATTGGAAACGATTTGCGGTCATGCAACAGATTGCAGACACACAAACTGCCGGGACAACAGTCAATGTGAGCTATAGCGATGATGACTATCAGACCTTCAGCACACCTCGCCAGATTGACATGTCCACGGTGAGAAAGCAGATGCGCAATTGTGGGTCGAGCCGGAGACGGGCCTGGATGCTGCAGTTTACTGGCAACACCCCGATGCGCTTGAATGACATGAGAGTACTAACAGCGGGACTTCCAAGATGAATGTGCAAAATTATGTGGCTGGTGGCGTGTTTGCCAAAGAATGGCGGGCGCATCGAGTGGGGGATTACATTGAGCAGCATCGGCATTCATTCGATCATTTGAGTTATTTAGCGGTAGGGTCGGTGGAGGTAGAGGTGGAAGGAAAGGTCAGCCGATACGATGCCCCCACCGGAATCAATATCCGCGCCCACAAGAGCCACAAGGTGACGGCATTGACCAAAGACGTGCTGTGGCTTTGCATCCACGCTATCCCGAGTGAGTTGCGGGATGCTGAGATGATTGAAAAGGCCCTCGTTGAATAATTTGTAGGAATTAACCTACATTACTTTCTATAAATAAATGGAAAATATCCTGACAATCGCACGTGGCATCAATGTAATGGGACTGCAGCTTCAGTTAAAGCGCAATCCGCAGGTGTGGAACACACGGCGTGAGCGGACACAAAATCCGGATAGCCCACACAGAGAAGTTGATGATATCTGGGTGCGCTATGGGGGTGGAAGCTATGAGGAATCACAAAAGCCTCATGAAAGCGTGTGGCTGGAGGCTGCGGATGCGTTGCCGGATGTGAAGTCCCATGCCCGCTCAATCATGAATCTCGTCCGTGGTGATGCTCTCGGCGGCATCCTCATCACCCGCGTACCTCCTGGCGGTCGTGTCTACCCCCATTGCGACCATGGCTGGCATGCTGAAACGTATGACAAGTTTGCGTTGCAAATTGCCTCTCACCCTCAACAGGCCTTTTGTTTTGCCGATGGTGAACATGTGACAGCCGCAGGCGATTTGTATTGGTTTCACAACCAGGCAGAACATTGGGTTATCAACGATTCCCCTGTTGAACGCATCAC